CACAAGAACGTCATTGCCGCCCATGAACTTGGACCAGCGTTAAAGCGCGCCTACAACCGTGCAAACGACAAGCTCACGCATCGGGAAAGCCCGATCATCCTCCCTGATCCTGTTGTAACAAAGCCGCAGTGAACACGAAATTACTGGGGCATTTCTAATGCCGGCTAAGAAGGGCTTCCGGCCCCCCAATGCGGGAAAGGGTAGACCTGCTGGCGTGCCCAATAAGGCCACAACAGAGTTTAGGCAGACTGTGCAGGCGCTGCTGGATGAGAACCGTGAGAACGTTCGACGGTGGCTCACAAGCGTGGCGGAGGGTGACGGGGATTCGGTAAAGCCCGACCCAGCTAGAGCGCTTGATTTGTTGTCCAAACTGGCGGAGTACGCGGCACCGAAGCTGTCGCGGGCTGAGTTAACTGGGCCTGACGGCGGGCCGCTGCAAGTGAACATCGTAGACCCTACGCGCCGTGCCGATAGTCCAACTGCCTAACAACTGGAAGTGCAGGCCATACCAGGAGCGGCTTTGGCGCTATCTGGCATCGGGTGGAAAGCGGGCTGTAGCCGTTTGGCATCGCAGAAGCGGAAAGGATGACATTGCGCTGCACTGGACTGCCACTGCAGCAATGATCAAGCCTGCTACCTATTGGCATCTGCTGCCACAGTCCAATCAGGCCCGTAAGGCTGTGTGGGATGCGGTGGACCCCCATACAGGTATCCGTAGAATTGACTGGGCATTCCCCAAGGAATTGAGGGAGACAACCCGAGAGCAGGACATGCTAATTCGGTTCAAGAACGGGTCAACGTGGCAGGTTGTCGGGTCTGATAACTACAACGCTCTGGTGGGGTCTCCCCCGTATGGGGTGGTGTATTCCGAGTACATGCTGAGTGATCCGAATGCGTGGTCATTCATCCGCCCAATCATGCGCGAGAATGGCGGATGGGCGCTGTTCAACGGAACCCCGAGAGGTCGCAATCACTTGCATGGCCTGTATGAACTGGGCCAGAAAGAGCCGGACTGGTTCAGTGAGATCCTGACCGTCAGGGATACGGGGGCCATGTCAGAAGAGGATTTGGCCAAGGAGCGCAGAGAGATTGCGTTGGAGCGCGGGGAAGATGAAGCGGACAACATCATCGCTCAGGAGTATTTCTGCAGCTGGGATGCCGCAATCCCTGGCTCCTACTTCGGCAAGCAGATTGCCGCAGCGGAGAAAGCCAATCGAATCACTACGGTTCCCTACGATCCAAGGTTGTCGGTCATCACTGCATGGGACCTTGGCGTGGGCGATTCGACTGCCATCTGGTTTATCCAGCAAGACCCGTCCGGGGCTGTCAAGGTCATTGATTACTATGAGAATTCAGGCGTCGGGGCGGATCACTATGCCCGCGTTCTGAAGGAGCGCGAGTATTGGTATGAAGGGCATTTCCTGCCTCATGACGCGGATGATCGTGAGTGGGGGAACAATGCCTCCAGCCGAGTGGACACCCTGAAGACGCTCGGCATTAAGCCTTGCCATGTGCTTGGACGGGCATCGGTGGACGACGGGATCAATGCTGCGCGCATTCTGTTGCCGAGGTGCTATTTCGATGCCGCCAAGTGTGAGCGTGGAATCAACGCCCTGCGGCAGTATCAGAAGCTATGGGATGACAAGCTCAAGACTTTCAAGAACTCACCCTTACATGACTGGACCAGCCATGCAGCGGATGCGTTCAGGTATCTGGCCCAAGGGTTGAAGGCCGTCAGATCAGGGGAGCGGGATGCAAGGCCGAAATACGCCACCCGCTGACTGGGTCAGGGATGAGCTGGAGCGCATGCGAAACGAGCTTTCTCCGGAGCAGTATGCGCGTGAGTCAGCGCGGCTACTTAAACAACTGCATCGACAGGACAAGGCGCGTTATGCCCGTACTTGAGAACGCCGGCCAATCGGGGCAGGTTTTGCGGCAACAATTCAGGAGCTTGGCATGAGCGACGCTTTCAAGGCCGTCAAGAGTTTCGGCAAAAAGGCTGGCAGGCTGGCGACCAAGGTTCTCGGCACTGCAGCAGGCTTTGTGGTTGGCGGGCCTATCGGGGCGGTTGCTGGGCACAAGGTCGGTAGTTTGCTGAGCAAGAAGCTTCCCGGAGGAGGCGGAGATGTGCAGGAGACTGGAGGTGTGCCGACTGTGGACACCGCCGCGCAGAATCAAGCTGCACTGAGCCGCATCAGAATGCGTAAGGGCGTGCTGGCCAACATCTACGGCGGGTCGAGTAATGCGGCCCCCTCTGTTGGTACAAAATCCCTGATGGGCCAGTGATGGACGACTTAAATACCCTATGCCGAGACTTTGCCGCGATCAAGGCTGATCGTAGCAATTGGGAAAGCTGGTGGCAGCAGATTGCGGAGCGCGTCCTGCCTTCACAAGCGCAGTTCACGACCAGAGATAGTGAGGGGGAAAAGCGCACGGAACGCATCTTCACCGGCAGGCCGATCATTGATTGCGAACGGTTCGCTGCGGTGCTTGAGGATCTTCTGACCCCTCGCACCCAGATGTGGCATGCGCTGGCCCCTGAGGATGATGAGATTGCCGAGGATCAGTCCGTCAAGGAATACCTTGAGCGGCTGAACAAGGCGGTCTATGCGCAGCGGTATCGACCTTCCGCAAACTTCGCCAGCCAGAAGCAGCAGGGCTATGCGTCTATTGGCGCATTCGGTAATTCGGCCATGTTCATCGATGAGCGTGTGGGCGGTGGGTTGCGATACCGCCAGTGCCATCTGTCTGAGGTCTACTGGAAGGAAAGTCACGAAGGTCGCGTTGATACGGTGTTCCGTGAATTCGACCTTGAGAAGCGCCAAGCCGAGGCAAGGGCGCAAGAGGAAGGTTGGCAGCTTCCCAGGCAGATCACTGAATGCGCAGACCCATATAAGAAGTTCACGTTCTTGCACGTCACCCGCCCCAATGCCGAGCGCATGGAGTCGCGTCGGGACTACCGTGGCATGCCGTTTTCGTCGCATTACCTTGTGCCTGAGTTCAAGCACACCTGCAAGGTTGGCGGGTATTGGTCATGGCCGTGGGCTATTGGCCGGTATCACTTGGGAGTGCGTGAGATGTATGCCAGATCCCCGGCCATGGCTGCATGGGGCGCGATTCTAACGCTGAACGAGGAAAAAAAGACCGTACTTCGCGCAGGGCAGAAAGAGGTAGACCCTCCTGTGCTGCTGCAGGAGGATGGCTTGCTGGATGCATTCAACATGCGCAGCGGGGCTTTGAACTATGGCGCGGTGAGCAACGACGGCACGCCGCTGGCTATTCCGTTCAAGGGTGGAGCAAATGTCCCCCTTGGGCTGGAGCTGATGCAACTGGAACAGATGGAGATCGAGGAATCGTTCCTTGTCTCGATCTTCAAGATTCTGGCCGAGCATCCGCAGATGACCGCCACCCAGGTTTTAGAGATCACCCAGCAGAAAGCCACGCTGCTCGCTCCGACCATGGGGCGTATGCAGTCAGAGGATCTCGGCCCGCAGTTGGAACGTGAGATTGACTTGATGAGCCGTGACAGCCGCTTTGGCTGGATCACTGAGGATATGCCCGACTCTCTGAGGGATGCTGGCGGGGCGTACAAGATTGAGTATCGATCCCCTCTGGCCCGCGCAATGCGCTCTCAGGATGGTGTAGCTATTATGCGGACCTTTGAGGCATTGCCGGCTGCGGCCTCGATAGACCCCAATGCAGCCCTTGTGATCGATGTTCCGGCATCCCTGAGAGAATTGGCAGAGATCAACGGCGTGCCGGCAAAGCTCATGCGCGATAAGAAAACGGTAGAGGCTATGCAGGCTAAGAAGGCGCAGGACGACGCACAGGCACAAGCTGCATCAATGGCCCCGGAGATGAGCCAAGCGGCTTTGAATGCGGCCAAAGCCGAGCAGCTTCGCGCAGCGGTATGATCAGGAACATCCTTGAGATCATCCACCGCAAGCGGGCGGCGTATATCCAGACCTTTCTGGACGCCACTGGAAAGCCTCACCAGAATGCCGAAATCGTCCTGAAGGACTTACGCAGGGTCGCCGGAATCGACAAGGGAGGGATTGTGATCTCTCCTGTTACGAGGACCGTTGACCCATTGGCTACTGCTTACAGGGCTGGTCAAAGGGACGTATACCTGAGGGTGGTAAAGTTTTTGGCCCTAGACGGGGCTGCAGCAGAGGAACAATCCGATGAGTGAAGTTGACGCAACGACCACGGCCAATGATGTCCCGTTCTTTTCGGGGTTCCAGAACACAGACGCCAAGACGTGGACCGAGACGAAGGGGTTCAAAGACCCTGAATCTCTGGCCGTTTCCAGCATGAATCTAGAAAAGCTCCTTGGCGCAGATCGCGCCGGAAGGACGGTGGTACTTCCCAAGGATGAGAATGACGTAGAGGGCCGCAAGGCTTTCCTGTCGAAGATCGGCGTTCCGGATACGCCGGATGCGTACAACCTGCCAGTTCCTGAGGGTGGGAATACAGACTTTGCCAAGACCGCTGCGGATTGGTTCCACAAGGCTGGTGTTCCCCCTCAGGCTGCCCGTGCAGTGTCTGAGGCGTGGAATGGCTACGTGCAGAAAGCCATGGCGGACGAAGAGGCCGCTGCATTGGCGCAGTCGCAGCAAGAGCTGGAAGCAGTCAAGGGAGAGTGGGGTCAAAAGTTTGACGAACATAGCGAGCTTGCTCGCCGCTACGTCAAGGCGTCCGGTCTTACCGGCGAACAGTTGACCGCGATTGAGCAGGCACTGGGAACCGCAACATTCCTCAAGACGTTCCACAAGCTCGGGACGCAGCTTGGAGAGGCGGCATTCACGAGTGGCGATGGTCAGGGTTCTGGGTTCAATGCTGCGTCCGCTCAGGCGAAGCAGCAGCTGCATGATCTTCGCCAGCAGCGCATCGAGGGCAAGATTTCGCAGGAAGAGTTCCTGTCTCGCTCTGAGGCGCTTAACTCCAAGATCGCTGCTTGACAACGCCGGGGAGTGATTAGAGCATCATCTCCGCGATGTTCATTCCCTTCGGTGGCCCGGTGTAACAGCCGGGTTATCCGGGACGAATGCGGATAAGCAACGGACCGTTGCCCCGCTGACTGGTCGAAAGCGACTCGCTTGCCCTGAGCGGATCAGGGAAGGTCGGTGGCCCCGCAAGGACAAGCCCCACCGGAAACAGCAACGGCGTGCGCTGAGAGCGCGCCAGAGTCACGTTTTCGTGTGAGGTTTCATCATGTCCGGCGTCAATGTCCCGAATCATTACTACACCCAGTTTTCGTCCAACATCGATTTCCTGCTGCAGCAGAAGGATTCACGCCTGAGTGGCTGGGTTTCGTCTGGCTCGCACAGCGGCGAGAAGGCTTCGCCTGTTGATCAGATCGGCTCCGTCGAGATGCAGGACGTGGTTGATCGCTTTGCTGCGATTGGCCGCACCGATGGCCCTAGCGCCCGTCGCTGGGTGTATCCGATCAGCTCGGACCTGAACCAGCTGATTGACACCTTCGATAAGCTCAAACTGCTGACTGACCCGGCATCGTCCTATACTCAGAATGCGGTGTTTGCCGCAAACCGTCGCAAGGACCGCCACATCATCAGCGCGTTTTTCGCAGATGCCCAGACTGGCGTTAACGCCGGCACCACGGAGACTTTCGGCGCGACCGTGACCACTTCTGGCGGTCAGAACGTGTCGGTTTCGGTGGGCGGTACCACGTCGAACCTGAATGTGGCCAAGCTCAAGGCTGGCAAGAAGCGTCTCATGGAAGCAAACGTGGACATTGATGCAGAGGAAATCTACTGCGCCGTGACCGCCGATGAGCATGATTCTCTGCTCAATGAGATCCAAGTCATCAGCATGGACTTCAACGATAAGCCCGTTCTTGTCGATGGTCGCGTGACTCGGTTTCTTGGTGTGAACTTCAAGCACACCGAGCTGCTGACCACGGGTACTGACGACGCTGCCGGCACGTCCACTGCGGTCCCGATGTGGGTCAAGCGTGGCATGTACCTTGGCAACTGGCAGTCTGCGGTGACTGACATCAGCCAGCGCAAGGATCTCAAGGGACTGCCGTGGCAGGCTTACGTGATGATGACTGCCGGAGCTACTCGCCTTGAGAAAGAGCGCGTGATCCGCATCTGGTGCCGGTAATCGGTAGCCAAATCAACCAACTAACATCGGAGAATTGAAATGGCTGTTGTTGCTGTAAAATCGACCCAGATCACCAATCGTGACGCGACGCCGCGAGTGATCAACAACCCGCGTGTGACTTCCGGGGTAAAGCAGGTGGCGCTGGATACGGCTGTGATCACCAGTGGTAATTCGGTGGGTTCGACCTATCTAATTGCTCAGGTTCCTTCCCGCGCCATCGTGACTGCAGTCTGCGTGAGTTCGCCTGACATCGGCACCACGACTGCTGCGGATATTGGTCTGTACCAGGCCACGCTCAACGGTGGGGCAGTGGTGGATGCTGATTTCTTCGCTTCGGCGGTGTCGCTCAGTGGCGGCGCGATCAGCAAGAGTGATGTCACGTTTGAGTCGGGTGCCTATACCCTCGCAAATGGGGCAAAACCGCTGTGGGAAGCTCTGGGGCTGTCGGCGGACCCCGGCATCGACTATGACGTCGTGCTCACCCTGACGGGGGCTGCGGACGCCACTGGTACGGCGCTGGTCGAAATCGAATACGTGATGTAAGGGGACCGCCATGGCTGATCGATTCTATGGGGTAGCTTTGGGCGGTGGGCTTCCGGTCAATGTAACGGAAGCCGCATCGACAACGAGTGCGGTGTTTGAATTCCGCATCAATGACACGGCATACGCCAGCAAGTTGCAGGTGTTGCAGGCACTGGAGGCTATTGAGGCTTACATTGCCACCAAAGAAACCCAGCCAATCGCGTAAGCCATGGCGACCATTAACCCAACGGTTACGTATGCGCCGGACGGGAACCGCAATGCGGTTCTTGTCTCGTGGACACTTGCCAATGGTGATGACGGAGCGCCTTACAAGGGCTTCGGCATCATTGATGGTAGTGTGCAGGTTCAGGGCACTTTTGGCACTGGTGGCTCCGTGCAGATGGAGCTGTCGAATGATGGGACCAACTACCAGTTGGTGGCTGATCCTCAGGGCAATGATGTGGTGAAAACCGCAGCGGACCTTGAGACGCTGCTGGATATTGTTGGTCGCCAGATTCGTCCGCGGGTAACCGCTGGCGATGGTACCACTGCTCTGGTTGTCACGCTGTACGGGGTGCGTCGATAGTCGCCACCTAAGTTTGTTTTGAGGTGGAGAATTGACCAAAGACGCCAATGCCAAAAGCTGGAGCCTGACTGCTGTCTCAGGGCGCTATTACAGCGATCCCGCGAATGAGCCTAGCGATTCAATGCTCTGGAGTAACCCGGCGACATGGGGAGGCGCTGTACCGCAGGAAGGCGACCCTGTGACGATCGGTGCCGGCATGATTGTCCGGCTCGACTCAGTGACGAACTCTGTTGGCGAAGTGTCCATCGAAGATGGTGGCACGTTGATCTTTGAAGACGGCGCTGAACTGATCTGCTCTAACGTCCACATGCATGACGGCAAGTTGCATG